TTAGAAATTTTATTTAGACTTATTAATGTTCTAAAAAACATTGAAGAAGGAGATATGGATCAACACGAAGGATCTGTTGTTGTAGGAAAAATATTAAAAGAAATGTATATTGATAGCGCTTTAAAACAAGAAAAGCAACGAGAAAAGAAAAGTAAAACCGCAGTAAATACAAAATCTAAAGGAGCAAAACATAATATTACGTGGCAACAATTTGCTGCAATGGAGTCAAATAACTAAGGTAACATATCTTCAGGAACATTAAATGGCCTCTCTGCTAACGGGAAACCAATATAAGAATTACCCTGATTTAACCATTCTTTAAAATTCTTTACATAAATAACTCTATTATTTCTTGTAGAATCTAGAGTTAATCGATTGGGTCGTTTTACAGCTACATATAAAATTTTATTGATTCTTTTAAATTGATTATAATTTCCAAAATATTTATATATTCGCCAAAAATAATTAGTATCGGCGCCATATCTTACACAGTCATAATAACCAACTTTATCTAAAACAGACATTGAATACAAGGCGGTGCACTCACCAAATATCCCATTTTTCATTGACTCTTTTGTATAGTCTAAATCAGTCACAATATTACCTTCCAAATCTATTCTTTTAAATTTTCCTATAACACATACAATCTCAGTATTCTTTTTAAATTCCTCTATTTGAATATGTAATTTTTCTGGAACATATATATCATCAGAGCCCAATACACCAAAAAATTTACCTTTTGCCAACTTTAATCCAACATTTAATGCAACATATGTGCCCATATTTTTTTTCATTCGTTTTATTACCATTTTTTCATTAGAAAAATTGTTTTGTTTTCTAATTTTTAACACAATATTTAAACTATCATCTGTGCTACAATCATCAATCACGATTAATTGCCAGTTTTTATAAGTTTGATTAATAACAGAATTGATAGCTTTTTCTATATATTTTTCGGTATTATAAAGGGGTATAATTATAGAAACTAAAGGATCATTCATTGATATATAATTATGTTTTTTATTATAAATTGAAACGATATAAATTCTAAATATTGTTTTAATAAAATGACATCACTCGTAATAGTTGAATCACCAGCAAAATGCAAAAAAATCGAAGGTTATTTGGGGCCAGGGTATAAGTGTGTTGCCAGTTTTGGACATATTCGTCAATTAGGAAAAGGTCTTGAATGTATAGATATTGATAATAATTTTGCTCCTAAATTTGTCATCGCAACAGGAAAACAAAAATATATATCAAATATCAGAAAATATATGAATAAGTGTGATGAGGTGATTTTAGCTACAGATGATGATAGAGAAGGTGAAGCAATTGCGTGGCATTTATGTAAAGTATTAAATCTCTCTATTTCATCAACAAAAAGAATAATATTTCATGAAATTACAAAACCAGCTTTAAAGAAAGCAATCTCAAGTCCTATTAAAGTAAATATGGATATGGTTAATGCACAGATAGCAAGGCAAGTATTAGACAAACTTGTAGGATTTACGCTTTCACCGATTTTATGGAAATATATTAGTAGAAATACAAAAGCAAGTTTATCAGCCGGTCGTTGTCAAACTCCAGCACTTAGGCTAGTTTATGATAATCAACGAGATATTGATAATTCACCGGGTAAAAAGGTTTATGATACTACAGGATATTTTACAAAACACAATTTAGAATTCAAATTAAATCATAATTTTACAGAGGAAGAAAAAATGGCAGATTATCTTGAAGAAAGTGCCAGCTGGGATCACACATACGATATCAGTAAACCAAAACGAGTAAGAAAATCGCCACCTAAACCTTTTACAACTAGCACATTGCAACAAAAAGCTAGTAATGAATTTCATTATTCACCCAAACAAACAATGAAATTAGCACAAACTTTATATGAGAATGGATACATTACTTATATGAGAACCGATAGTGCAAAATATAGTAAAGAGTTTGTAGGAAAGGCAGAGAAATTTATAGAAAAAAAATACGGTAATGAGTATGTTTCACCAAATATATCTGATTTGGTGTGTGGTGCAAAAAAAAGTAAAAAGAAAAATGATAATGCTCAAGAAGCTCACGAAGCAATAAGACCAACAGATATAACAAGATATGAATTACCGGATAAGATTGGGCCAAAAGAAAAAAAATTGTATGCACTAATTTTGAGAAATACCGTAGAAAGTTGTATGGCTCCCGCAGTATATAATACAATAACAGCTACACTGACAGCACCAGAGAATTACAAATATCGTTTTACGTCAGAGCAAGTTGTATTTCCTGGTTGGAGAATAGTGAATGGATATGAAAAGGAAAATCCAATTTATAGTTATTTGCTTCAATTAAAAAAGGGGCAAATATTGCCATATAAAAAGATTTATAGTAAGTTAACATTGAAAGATCTTAAGACACATTTTACAGAAGCTAGATTGGTGCAACAATTAGAAAAAAAAGGAATTGGCCGTCCTTCTACATTTTCGAGTTTGATATCTAAAATTCAAGAAAGAAACTATGTCAAAAAAGGAGAAATAAAAGGAAAAAAAATAAAGTGTATAGATTTTAAATTAGAAAATGATGAGTTGGATGAAATAGAAACAGAAAGAGTTTTTGGAAATGAAAAAAATAAATTAATTTTACAACCTGTGGGAAAAATGGTAATAGAATTCTTATTAGAACATTTTGATCCATTATTTGTGTATGAGTATACGAAACAGATGGAAGATGAATTAGATACTATATCAAAAGGTAAAAAGGTATGGCATACATTATGTAGATCTTGTAATGATTCTATAACTAATCTCTCTAGTAACATAAAAAGTGAATCAAAAGAAACAATAAGAATAGATGATCGACACGTTTATATGATAGCTAAATATGGTCCTGTTATAAAATATCAAAACGGTGAAACAATAAAATTTAAAACAGCAAAAAAGGATTTAGATTTGGACAAGTTAAAACAGGGTAAGTATAAATTAGAAGATGTAATAGAAGCTACAAAAAAAACAACTAATATAAATTTAGGTAAACATAAAGGAAAAGATGTAATATTAAAAAAAGGTAAATATGGATTATATTTGAATTGGGATGGTAAAAATATATCAGCTAAGTCAGTAAGAAAAACCGAAAAAACAATGAAGTTACAAGATGTAGTTGATTTACTAGATGGTAAGAAATCAACTAATGCGAATGTATTGTATGAATTTGATAAAACATTATCAATACGTAAAGGAAAATATGGTCCTTACATATTCTTTAAAACAGAAAAAATGAAACGTCCTTTATTTAAGAATTTTAAAGGAAAGGATTGGGAGAAAGATTTTGCTAGTAAAGATGCGCTACGAGAATGGATTAGTGAAGAACACGATATTTAATTTAAGTATTATAAAGAGGAGGAACAAATATTGCCATTTTTTTATCTTGTCTATCTCTTAAGCAATTGAATTCGATAGAAAAGTTAAATGGAACACATCTAAAATCAACTAAACGACCATCGTGGTATCTAAATTTGAATCGCAATCTGTCTATTCTCTCTATAACAGGATCATAATGAGAAATATTCATAAGATTATTATTAACATTATCAGTTTGCTGTGTAAATTGTGTTTGAAGAATTGGAATCTTAGCAAAAGCAGCTTTTACTTTACCATTAAGGTCATTATTATAAATTCCCATAGTATTTTCAGAATAAGGTTCCATTTCATCAATGGAGTTAAATTTATCAAGTTCCATATAAATAGCCTGTTCACCAAAAATATCTATTTGGCAAACGCCACTTTCGTCAACAGTTCCACCAGGAACACCTGCGTATACTAAAGGTTTGGAAACATTAACAAAATGGGCTTGCTGTGTTGCTGTGGGTGCTGTTGCTGGATCAAGACCATTACCTAACCAAACATTAAATGGTGGTGAGGAAGAGCTTGTTCCCCATTCGTAAGAAAAACCATAACTGGAACCAGGAACAGCTGTGTTAACTACATATCCATCAGCATTATTTGTAGTTGATTCACAAATATAATCCAAACGTTTATATCCTAAATAGGATGGAAGCCCCCATCTTGTATAATTTTTCCATACTATTGGTTGATTGCATAAACCTGTATAAATTTCTTGCTTATTAAATCTTAATATAAATTTATCGGCTGTATTTCCAAACCAAAAGGTATTGGTAATATCATTATATTTACAAACATATTGTTCTGGTGGTGGACCAGCGTTACCATTAGGATTTCCATAAGCTTCAACATTCATTTTAGAAGCGATCTCTATAGCAAGTTCTTGTGGTGTATATGAACCCTCTGATATAGTGATTGTATATTCTGTTCCTCCATATAAAGGCGGGGGATCAGTAACAGTAGGTTGATGAATAAAAGAAAGTTTAGTGTTTTGATATTCATTTGAAAAAACAAATTGATTGCTAGGAATAGAGATTTGAACCAGACGAATAGATTGAATATTAGTGGCAGCTTCTGGAAGATCTATTTCAAAATAATTGGAGTTGGGCCATTTGGAAATATCTCTATCATAAGAGTGAACAGATAATATTTTCCTATCAAGAGTATAAGTTTGCGCTCTTGTTTGAATGGGATGGGAAGTTTGAATTACAAAGTTACTCATAATATAAAAAATACATATTTTATTTTTATAACAAAAACAAAATAAAGACTTTAGAAAACTGTGTAGAAACTACTAAATAAATGGGAGCTAAATAAAAACTTATTAGTAATATATAAGAATGGTTGAATTTCCAAAATTTAGAATGCAATCTATATTGAATTTAATGAAAGTGTTGATTTATACAGCATTAGTTGTATACTTTATATCACGATTAACAACAATAAAATACAGTGAATATTATTGTTATGGAGTAGTTATGTTAGGTATTTTTGTATCTATGGTGGTATTGTTAGGTGTTTCAGCAAAAAATGTAAAACAGTTGGGTATTATTCAAATGATTATTAGATTATTTCAAACTTGCACTCCAGGTATGTTAATTCTAACTCAACTTATTGTTCTGATAGTCCTATTTGCGAATAATAATGATATTATATACGATCCAGATAGAGCAATGCCTAAGTGGTATAGTGTATTCAACAATTTGATTTTTATGTTTTTAGCAATGCAGGTTTATCTTTATATGAAATTTATGAATACTACAATAAAAAAATATGAATTCGGGGTTAGTGATGTAAATAAGTGGAGTGGAACATTTTTATGGTTATTTATATTAGCAACAGTTTTGAATTCAGGATGTATAGGTCAATTGTGGGTAATTATAACAAAATTTACTACAGATGGTTAAGAGATAAAAAATCTAAATGTTATTCCATACTCATCAACTGATTCCCATATACCAGAAATTTTTAGCAATAAACTTAAATTAGATTTTTCACCATAAGAAATATATTTATTTGTATAAATTTTTATAAAGTTGTTTTTTAGCTGTTGGGCTATATTATAAACAGGTTTCTTCATTTTTTTTGTAATATTGAATTTATCTAAAATATGTGATTCTATATCTTTTAAAATTTGAATAATTGCTGTATTGTTATTGTCAAGAATACAACATTTAATTTTGTTAAAATACCGTTCAATATTAATATTTACTAAATCAAAATGAATATGTAATCCAGACATTACACATATGTCGTCTGAATAAATAATTCTATAAAAATCTGAATTATTGATTACTTTATTATCAACTTTTTCAGAAAATAATATATTATTTGTTTTAAATTGTTCTGGCGCCAGGGTTAAAAACATACTATATTATATTATACATTTGTGTTTAAATGATAACTATTATTTAGTATCAACAAGGTAATTAGATTCTCAGGTGTAATATCGTTTTCAGTTTCTAATCTCTCTATAACTTTAGAACAGTTGATAAGATCTTGTCTAAAATTTTCTTTTTTAATACGAAGATAATGTGCCCATAGATTATAAAAATTAGGATGTGTATTTTTATAATTATTTAATTTATCTATGATGCGTTTGTAATCACGTTCCATCTTGTTTATTTATGTATTCGTTTAAGTATTTAAATAAAGATGTGAATAATTTATTAGTATGAAATTTCTAGAAAGTCATTTTGAGGACTATATACGACAAAATAAAAAATTCAACCTACATACAGAAATAAAAGATGTATATAAAGATATGTCAAAAGATCTAGAAAAGCAAAACAATATAATATTTTATGGGCCAAAAGGTTGTGGAAAATATACACAGGCTTTATCTTTTATATCAAAATATAGTCCATCAAAATTAAAGTATGAAAGAAAAATGTTTGTTGATTTTCAAAAGAAAAATTACACAGTAAAAATCAGCGATATTCATTTTGAAATAGATATGGATCTATTGGGGTGCCACGCAAAACTGTTATGGAACTCTATATATTATCATATAATTGATATACTAAATTCTAGACAACATAGAAATGGTATTATCTTGTGTAAAAATTTCCATACCATACATTCAGAATTACTAGATATTTTTTACAGTTATATGCAAACATTGAATCATAAAAATATTAATTTAACTTATATTATTTTAACAGAACAAACCAGTTTTATTCCTGATAATATTTTGAAAAGAAGTGTTATTGTTCCAGTGAAAAGACCAACAAAAACAGCTTATTCAAAATGCATTAATAAAACACTTTCAAAAACAACCAAACTTTCCAAAATAACAAATATTAAAGTATTGAAAACACAAACATATGATATACTGAAATCACGTGAAAATTATGCAAAACGTTTTATAGATATAATTGAAAATTACGATAGTAAAGAGTTTATTAATATACGAAATACAATTTATAATTTTTTTATTTATGGTATTGATATTTCAGAATCTCTCTGGATGGTTATTGATCATTTCGTTAAAAAGGACAAATTAGATAAGGATAATATAAATTTTATCCTTAGCCGTCTTTACTTATTTTTCAAATACTATAATAATAATTATAGACCGATATATCATTTAGAAAGTATTATATATTATTTAATTAAGATAATCCATGGACTTTAAAAAAGCCTGTAAAAATTTAGAAATAAGTGAAAAAAATGCCACAGACAGTAAGGAATTACGAAAAAAATATTATACAATGGCATTAAAATATCATCCAGATAAGTATAAAAAGGATAACGGAGAAAAATTCAAATCAATAAAAGAATCTTATGAGTATTTGAAAACCTATAATAATATTGATATTCCAGATAATACAAGTGATTATATGAGTATATTAACAAAATTTATAAAACTATTCTCTCCAACAACTAACTGGAATTCAATATTTATGGATACAACTTTCAAGGGAATAATTAAAGATTGTCAAAACATATCATTAAACATATTTGATAATATTTCAAAAGAAAGATCAATAGAAGTTTATTTATTTTTAAAAAAGTATCAACCATTGTTTCATATATCAGATGATTTATTAAAACAAATGTGTGATAAGGTGCATAAAAAAATGAAAAACGATAATTTAATAATATTAAATCCATCTTTACAAGATATATTACACGATAATATTTACAAACTTGAAATAGAAGGTAAAACATTTTATGTTCCTTTATGGTGCAATGAGGTTGAATTTGCTATTTCAGATGATCAAGATCTAATTATAAAATGTAATTGCGAACTACCTTCAAACATTACAATAGATAACAATAACAATCTCATCTATAATTATACTGCTAAGATAGAGGATGTATTTAAGGAAAAAAGTATTTTAATTGATATGGTGAAACATAAGTTACGTATTCCGGTTAGGGAATTAAATATAAGACAACAACAATATTATTTATTTAAAAATGTGGGTATGCTAAGAGTAAATGACAATGATATTTATGATACGAGTAAGAGGGGTGATGTAATTGTTAATATAGAATTGGAATAAAATCTGGCTTTTATTTATAATGGCATCATTATCAAATAAAAGTAATCGTGATAAAATTATTAAAGACAACTCTGATCCAACAAAAGGTATTAGTTTAGTAATACCCCGTGTTTTCAGTAATGTGAGTCGGCGAAGAATACAACAAGCTTTTATAGATTTAAAATGGGGATTTGTTGAACGTGTTGATATCATACCTGTTCAAGGACGTAATTTTAAGATAGCATTTGTTCATTTCGCACCAGGTAAATGGAATACTCGAAATCCTGAAGCAATGGAAGTTCTTGATGCAGTTAGAAATGGATCTCAGGTTAAAATTGTTTACGATGAACCGTGGTTTTGGAATGTCAGTATTAGTCGCGCAAAACGTCCAGAGGAGACATCAAAAAATAATAATAATAATGCAGAAAGAAAAAAAAGGCGAAAAGAGAGAGCCAATGCTGTGCAAAAAAGAATAAATAATACACGAAAACAGAATGCAGGGCGTAGAAAAAAATGTAAAACTCGGCGGCGTAGAAGAACAAAAAAGAAATAATATTAAGATATAGTATATGCGCTGTAGTAATGATATGATGAAATATACTGGTTACTTACATATTTTAGCATTAATTATTGCTATTTATGGAACTTACAGACAAATTGATGCTGTAAAAGGTGGAGAACCATTTTCACCAGCTCTTTCTATTGCATTAACTGTAATGTTGGCATTAAGAATTCCTAATCAGATTTGCGTTGCATTAAAAGAGTCGCACGGCTGGTATTCAGTAATAGGAACGGTTGTTGGGGCTGCTAGTTTTGGATATTTGGCTTTAGTTGAAAAGCAACAAGCAGAAGAAAAAGCGAAACAGGATCAATCTGCAACAAAAAACAAATAAATAAAAAATTTTATAAATTATTTATTTATTCAATACTTTAATTATTGACTAGCTTTAGTTTTCTTGCGACGCACCACCTTTTTCTTTTTCTTAGGTGCTGGAGGAGGTGTCTGTGGCTTGTCCTCTTCCTCAGCACTCTCATCATCATCAGTTGGGAAAGTTGGACCACTATTTTCATCTTCCTCTTCCTCTTCACTATCATCAACCTGTTGAGTTTGTTCTGCCTTAGCAGCACGCTTGTTAAGCGCCTCACTCATCTCCTCATCATCTGAATCATCTGCAATTTGACATTGCCCTGATCCAACAAGTCGAACTGGCTTTTGAACCATAGCTTGCACAAGCTTCCAGGTTACACCCCACTTTCCACCAGCAAACCATAGACCAGTGCATTGGATCAGACCCTTGATATGAGCTGCCTTAGGAAGGTGATCCATAGGAGTAAGAGCATCATTCTCCACAGTAGCTCCCTTACGAGGTGGCGTATAAAGCACCTTTCTACTCATATCATAAAGCTCAACATTGAACTTCTCTTCCCAGTAAGGCACCTTTAGCTTAAGAGTAGGATTGCGAGAATAGTCTAGCTCACCCGTCTCCTTGTCCTTCGGATACTTGAGAATTGGATACATTAGCACATCAACAACATCGCGAGTCATCTTGCTCTTGCCAAACCACTTCTTGCTGTTTGTAACAGCATCATTCTTAATCTTTTCCTCTAGTTCCTTCATATGCTCTAGAAAAGAGGCGATGGAACTGTGTGCATCAGGATCAAACTGAAGAGCAATATCATAAGATACGCGACCAGAATCCTCATCAACACGCTCGTTCAATCCCCAGGTAAGCATAAGCGGAATCTGAAGAACAAGAGGTTGTCCATTAAGCTGAACTTGAACATTTTTTCCACCCCTCTTATTCACAATAGGAGGCTTGTATGTAACATCAGAAGGAGTAAACTCTTTGGCTTTCGTGAAACTAGTAGTAGAAGACATCGTATTTACTATACATATTGCACTTATGTTTAAATCAATTTTCTGTACATAGATTCAAAAAGTAATTGAAATATTATCTCGTTATATAGTAATGGTAAAGGAAAATCTAGATGAAATTATAGAAAATTTAACAAAACATGATCCTAATAAAAAAAATCTGGAAAAAATAATAAAAAATATAGTCAAATATTCACCAGATTATAATCCTAAAAAATGGAACAAAAATATATATATTAGACAAGCGCACAATTGTTATGAGTATTTTTTAAATAAAATAAATCCAGAACACGCAAAAGAGTGTTTAAAACTAAAAAAATCAATGTGCACGTATAAAGATGGAACCAAAAAAAAGTGTGATTGTCATAGATTAAAAGCACAACCTGGATATGCGGCTGGATATAAACGTATAAAAAAAGCCAAAAAATATACTTGCAAAAATTTACATAGAAGAATTTTAGCAGATAATCCCGGGATCTATAAAGCCAGAAAAAATGGTGATTGTAGGGAAGGATATTATATGGGTGCGTTGGTAATACATCCTGGATCTACTTATCATTTTTATAGACGTGATAGTAATGGTAGATGGAGTCACAAGGATGGATTAACAAAAGCAAAAAATTATGATGCAAAAGGTAATTTAATTTATAGTATCAAGAAAGCAGCAAGACATTATAAAAGAAGTAATGGTAGAGGAGGTGTAAATTATTCAAGAATTTGTGCTCGTTATTGTATTCCTAGACATACAAAAAAACGAGCTAGTTATAGAGCTGGTAAAGGTAGAAAAAAAACACGAAAAAGATCATTTTTTTAATGTAATTTGCTTAAATCGTGACTACCATTTGTTTTTGAAATTTCATCTGTTGGTAATTCTGGTGTGGTTGGATGTTTATTTTGTGCATTATTTGGTAATTCTTTAATAGACCAACTATTGCGATTTTTTCTTTCCATTATTTTGTGGGCTTGTTTCATAGCAATTTCAGGTGCTGGGGGAGGTAAACGGGGTGGTGGATCTTTTGGTAGAGGCTTCATTCCTGGAGGCACACGCGGATAAGATTCTCTTTCGTGTCTATGATTTGGATTTCTTTCTCGAAATTGTTTTAATCTCTCTACAGCCGATAATGTAGTTGAAGAATTTTTTAACTTTCTACTGTTTCGATATGTATTTGTATATTGAAGTTGTTCTATTTTATCATTTGTTGGAGAAACTCTTCTTCCTTTTGGTTTTTTAATCGGCTCTTGAGATTCAATATCTTGTTTTTTAGTTTCTTCAGAATTGTGCTTTTTATCACAACATTTTTTATGTTTACATAATACTATTATTAATGTGGATACAGAGAATAATGTTAAACATACACATATAACAATGATTGCTATTATTCCATCTTCTAGAACTGTTTCATTAACCGGTTGTGATGTTTTTTGTAAATTTGAAGCATTGGATGAATTTTTATTTGTGCCTCGCAAATTTACATTTGAATCTAAACTAGGTAAAGAATCACTATCAGTCGTTGTAGCAGATGGTGTAGTTGGAGATGGTGTAGTTGGAGATGGTGTAGTAGGAGATGGTGTAGTAGGTGATGGTGTGGTAGGAGATGGGGTAGTAGTTGATGTAGTTGAATCTGAAGAAGGTGTTGTTATGGCAGGTTCAACTATAGGTAAATTTGTAGAATTATCAAGATCAGTAACATTTGATATGGGATCTAATAAATCGATAGAATTATTGAAATCATTGTTTGTATTGTTAAAATTATCTATATCAAAATCATCATCTAATGTTGAGTTAGAGAGATTAGTTTTTGATATATTAGGAGTATTTGGAATGTTGTTCAAGCACAACATAATACTCATTTCTTGTCCGTCACCTTGCATTGTTAAAAAGTTTTTACAATTATCAGCACTTACAACTGATAAACCTATTAACAAATAAACAAATAGTTTTTTATAAATATTGATCATTTACCCATTGTTAATTACTTATTTTTAAGTCTATTTTACTAATGTTTTGGCTTTACAGATATGGAGATGAAAAACTTATTATTATTTATTTAGTATTTATCTAAAAACATAATGATAACAAAATATATATGAATACAAAAATTCATTTTTGTAAAAAATCCAAACTATATTCACCCAATTCATATTTAATGAAAGTATTATTTGAACCTATAACGTGGAGAGATGGTGAGAAAAAAAGAAGAAAAAAGGTGTCTATGGATAATTTTGAAGTTCCTGAATATCGAGATTATGATAAAATTCGCGTAATTAATTATAATGTTCCCCAATTAAAATCAATATGTAGATTTTATAAACAGAGAGTTTCGGGAAATAAAGATCAACTAATATTTAGAATTTATAATTATTTGAAGTTTTCTTATTTTGCAAACTTAGTTCAGAGAATATATAGAGGTCATTTACTACGAAAACTAATCTCTCTAAAAGGACCAGCTTTTAAAACAAGAAAATGTAATAACACTCGCGATTTTATGACATTGGAAGACCTAGATAAACTACCTCAGACTCAGTTTTATAGCTATAAAGATAAAGATGGATTTGTATATGGATTTGATATATGTTCATTATACAATCTCTATAAGGAGAAAGATTGTCGAAAAATAAATCCATATACAAGAAATGCGTTTCCAGAGCATACAAAAAAAAATCTAAAAAAAATAATAAAATTATCACATATTTTGCGACAAAATATATCAATCGATATTGAAGCTGATTCTCCAGAAGACAAACAAGTAGAATTTTTAACAATAAATTTATTCCAGATTTTAGATGGTTTTGGTCACGTTACTGACATAGATTGGTTTTTATCTCTAAATAGACAACGTTTGATAGTTTTTTTAAGAGAATTATATGATATTTGGAATTATAGAGCCCAATTAATACCAGAGACAAAAAGAAATATTTGCCCGCCTTATGGTAAACCATTTGGAACAGAAGTGATCGGAGCATTGCATAACAGGACATTTGATTATTTGCAAATGTATAGTTTATCTGTAATGAAAAATCTTTTAACTTTAGGAGAAGATATAGAAATGCGTAAATTAGGTGGCATTTACGTTTTAGGAGCACTTACTATGGTCAATAATCAAGCAGCAACCGCCTTTCCATGGTTGTATCAGTCTTTTGCAAACAATTTACAACAATGATTCGTTCATTTTGTGATGAGTTAAGCATTAATAAATATTATCTCAAAACAACTTAAAAAGACCACACCTAAATAGATTATAAAATGGTGAAAAAGCGTGTTTCGAAAAAGACTGCCGCAAAGGCTTCTGCTAAAGAGACTAAGGTCTCTGCCCCTGCCCCAGTTGAGGCTGCCCCAGCTGCTGAGGCAAAAAACGAGGTTGTTGATACTACTCCAACCTTGAATGATCAGTTTACTGCCCTACTTGCCCAACTTTCTCAGTTGAGAAGTCAACTTACTGCTGTTACTAGTCAGGTCCGCCAGCTCCAGAAGCGTTCTGATCGTGAGCTTAAGGCTGCCAACAAGGCAAACAAGAAGCGCCAGCGTAAGAAGGGTAACCGTGCTCCTTCTGGCTTCGTGAAGCCAACTAAGATCAGTAAGGAGCTTGCTGCTTTCCTCCAGAAGCCAGCAGGAACTGAGATGGCCCGAACTGAGGTCACTCGTGAGATTAATAAGTATATTCGTGCCCACAATCTTCAGGATCCTAAGAACGGTCGCCGTATCCTCGCAGATTCTAAGCTCCGCAAGCTTCTCAAGCTTAGCAAGTCCGATGAGCTCACCTACTTTAACCTTCAGCGTTATATGAGCCCTCACTTTCCTAAGTCTAAGGCTAAGCAGCAGGCTTCTGCCTAATTATAATTTGTAATTCATTAAAAAATAAAAAATTTTAATGAATGTATATTTTCAAATACTTAGTATGCTGTTATCTGTGGTGGGAACATAAAGTGATTCTCTTGTAAAATTGGTCTTAACACACTCCATATGATCTTTTTTGTTTTAAAACTTTGATAAGGATATTGTTCTATAGTAAATGGAGGGTTAAAATACTCTCTTATTTCAATAATTCTAGCACCATCTTCATAAGATAATATGTTTTTAATAATTAAATAGTCTAGAAACGAATTTCCTTTATCACATTTTTGAAAAGATATGTAATCATTATACCACAAGAATATGTTTTTCGGAAACTTACCGTAATCTGTTCCAGCAAGTATAGTAAGATCGGTAAAATCTTTACTAGTTATATCCAGATCTTGCAATATTTTTCTATAATTATACATAATAACTGTTTCTTTTACTAAGCTCAAATAGCGCAAAACTCGAGGACAACCATAACCTATCATATCCATATCATCACTCAAACAAGCATATGCTTTATTTTTTTTCACTAATTCAACACATAACGGATCTGATTCCCCAATACTCTGAATGTAAGATAAACCATAAGATTTTATTAGTTTTTTTGACATTTCTATATCCTCTTTAGTTAAACGACAAAATCCGCGTCTTAGTTCCGCCAATCGTTTTGTTGTATAACTAGTTTCTTTAGTTGTATTTACAAGATTATCATACTCCTCACGTAGTTTTAGTTTCAACTGTTTTCTCTCATCTATTGTTTCTTGCTTGATTTCCGGAGCTTTACCGTCATATATAAATATAGGTGATATGTTGTATTTTCTAAAAATACTACACATCACAAATAGATTCTCAATTAATCTTTTGTCTCCTTTAAATCTATACAAATAGTTGTATATATCGACAGATATTGTTTTGCCTTCTAACTCTTGCAAATGACATTTACACAAGGTAGAACGACAACATTTATTTTGCAAAAACTTGTTTAAGAGTCTGATACCCATTGATTGTCTGTTTTTGTTAATATAAAACTTCATTTAATCTATTTCAATTTTATTCTTTCCACTCGCAAGCAGTCATACGCATCGTTTTTAATAACTCTTTCCTTTCTTGTTGTTTAATACCAATAAACTTATTGTTCATATTAGAAATCATTCGTAAAAATTTTGGACACTTATATCTTGCTTCTATAAATTTTGCAAACTCTATAAGATTTAACCGTGTATTTCTAAATTGGATCATTGATAATCCATTGTTTCTGTCACACCAATTCAAAAAATCAACGTGATAAAATAGTAACAAGGTTTTAACAATATAATAAGCCAAAACATTTGTTTTTTCTCTGTATAAATATCTTCTAGCTATGGTGTGAGCGGTCTCATCTTTTGTATACAACTGGGAATATGTTAAACCCATAAAACGCAACACTTTTATCATTTGAAATATGGCA